CTTTTATTGGAATTGAAAAAGAGGTAAAATATTATGATTTGGCAGTTGCTCGTGTGTTCGGGTAGCATTGCCACTAACGTTTTGCGGATTTGTGTCTGTTTGCCCACTTGCACAAAGTTTCAAGTTACCACAAATGTTGATGGGGCAAATAGCACAAAACCGCTGTTAGCTGCTGCTGCGGTGAATTTAGTATAAACTTAAATTGGAACACAAATGAAAATAAAGGAATTAAAAGAAAAACTCGAAGCCAACACAAGCGAAAAACTTTTTGGCATTGATGAGCAACCAGAACAAAATTGCCCAAAAGTGGACAAGGGTATAAAGGCGTGGTATAACTTTCAGCGTGATATTGAAGGATATTGCAAGGATTTAAAACGATGTGATACAGTTGAAGAAGCCGAAAAGATTAGTGGCGATATTGATTGGGCAATTGGCAGACTTGATATAGTGGAAGAATACGAAGAACTTAGAAAGCAATGTGAAAAGATACGTGCTTGGGGACAAGGATGGAAAGACTTAGCCAAAAAGTTAATTGAGCAACAAGAAGATGTATCTAATTTATTGGCTGATGAGTTTTATGTTAAATTGGAAACGGAAAGTAGCAGTTGCAGCTAACTACGATATTAGCACAACTCCCGACAAATCTATTGAGCCAAGCCACCTTAATATGGATGGCTTGGTGCAGAACAACACAGCCCACCCAAATCGAGCAGGCTGCGAACCTCAACCAAACCAACGGGAACCACCCCGCTTTACTTAGTATTGTAGATAGCGTTTCCGATGTCAATGACTGCTTTAATAGCAATCTTCCATATCGGATTTTTTACGATGAGCCGCAGGGCTTGCAGGGCTATTACAGCCTTGTTCCACCACTTATCAAAGTCGGCTCTGTTCTGGACCTGTTCGAGTGCTGTCATGGCTTCTTACCTATGTAGTATGTTATCCATGCGATTAGACTACCAACGACGAGGTTAGGCCAATCTTTAGCGATGTCAAACGTCTGTGACGTGATAAGAGGCTGGGCGAACACAAGAGCCGCGAGGCAAGCCCCTAAGATGGTTGTTTTAGAATCTCTTGTCATGATTTATGTTTTAATGATTCGATAGTTCTGATTCTTGTTTCGTGATCTTTCTTGAAGTCTACTATATTTTCGTGCATAATATCGCATTGCTTATTCTTGTCTTTTTGTTCCTGCCTTACCTCGGCCAATATAGCCCCAATATCGCTAAATGACTTCGAGTTGCTTCTGTTAATTGATATCTGAACCCCAAGCAATATTGTAATTACGCCACCCACAAATCCAAATACCATTTCCATATTCCTGGACTGGTCTTTAAGATTTTGAGTAATAACCTCAACATCATGTTTATGAAGATAAACTGAGTCTGAAATTGCATCCCTGAAAACCATCTCTTCTTGTTCTGGGGCTTTATCTGTGCATCCTGTGATCATAAGACCTATACAGCATCCCATCAGGACGAGTAGCATAAATGGGTAAAATACTTTCATAAACAAACAATCATTAAGGTTTTTATTCATAGTACTCAAAACAACCTATTTCCGGATATTGTCCAGAGAATGCTAAATCAGTAGTATACCCAGCTTCTATGAGTTTGCTCCACCCGTTGAGATGGTAAGCGTAAATAGTCGGTAATGCCTTGCCTAAGAGCCTGGGCCATGTCAATTGCCAAATGTCCGTTGAAGTAAAGTCCGCCATTGACGGTGATAGCTTCGCATCATCAATACACCTCCATCCCACGTTCACGAATGAGCAATTTATGATAGCGGACTGTTGAGAGAACTGAGCGACCGGAGCCGAAGAGAACGTATTACCAACCGACAGGCAATTGATCGCAATATGCTGAATCATTTTTTCAGCAGCATAATTGAACATATAGCCCCTTGCGTTACCTATTGAAGAGCAGTTAATCATCTCAACCCTGAATAGTCCTGTATTCTGATCAAATCCAATCGACTTGTTACTTACCGCCAAGCAGTTAATCAACCTCCGCTTAATCTGTCCTGAGTAATCCCCTGTAGCCGGACCAAGTTTGAAGCCTATCCCATTACCGCCTTGCAACCCGTTCTGGAATGCCCAATTCTCCCAAAATATAATATTCGAATTGCAGTTAAAACAGTCCACCCCATCATCTGAGTTGTTCCACATCCGGTTCCCTATCACTCTTATCTCAGCAGTTGGGGACTGTGTGCCTATTCTAAGCCCGTCAGCCCCTCCATATGGTGTATTAGTCCCGTAAGACGTTAGCGGGTCTGCGTTGTTGTACAGGTCGTTATTTGCGATAATAATGTGGTCTGAATAATTGGTTAACCAATCACCAATAACCAGCCCGAAGCCGTTATCATGGATGCTGCATTGTTCAATGGTCAGGTAGTGGCAATTCTCAGCAATCAGTCCGTAATATAAATGATCTGCCGTCTCCTGTTTCCATCCGGTTATTTCAAGCCCATGAATTAAAATATGGTCCCCGATAACTAACATTCCGGCATAGTAAACCCACTTAGCAACTGCTCCTTTAGTGATAACAGGCTTCTCATTCTTATACGGCATCACTACGATAGGTCTGCCATATGCCCCGCTTCTGTTAATCAGCAGCTGTTCATCATTGTACTTATATGTACCGCCTCTGAGTGCTACGGTGTCCCCTGCCTGAACCCAGGTCCAGACCGAATTAAACGAGAAGCAAGGGGATCCGATTGTCCCCATGTTGGTATCGTTGCCCTTCGGAGATAGATAAAAAGTCCTTGCCTCGGTTGTCAGGCAGATGAGCAGTAGGATGATTGTGGTTATGTGTTTCATAATGAATTACCTAAATAAAACATCTCTCCAAGCGCAATAGTCCCATCGTAATCAGGATGCACGCTATCGTAGTAACTTAAATCATTAGATTCATAAAATAATAACCCTTCCGTTGTCATTGCAAGTAACTTATTCCTTACAATTACCCTATCAGCATCATTCGATCTTGGTATCAACCAATTAAATGTAAAATCTTCTCCAGTATATGCTCTTAAATCACCAATTAAAGCAGATGCATTTGTATCAATTGCATCTCTGTAAGCCTCTGTTGAAGCGTCATTAGTCCCAAGACATACATACATCCCAACCCAATGCGGGTAATAATTGTTGTGCATTGCATTCGTAAATGCAGCGGTCATGTTTGTTTTCCAAGCAGTATTATACAGGCCCCCGTTCTGCCAATGCGTTGCGCATATAGCACCCCCAAATGCATATTCAGCACCTCTTCCTGCATTCTTGTATTTAAGGTAGCCCAAAATTGGACTAAATGTATTGGGGTGTCCGGCATCAATTGGTTGCTGACAATTGTTTTTAGTAACGTCCTGCCATGATTGGGATGCCAAATCCCAAATCTTAGCAGAGATTGTATTATTGTATTCGGATGGCAGAGAGGAAACAAGGGCATAAATGCCAGCCATAATTGAATCCCCTATAAATCCAGCCATATCAAACACAGTATAGCCTAAGTACTTGAATGAAGCCTCCCTTTCGCTTACTGTCTTAGTGTCTGTAAATGCCAATACCTGAGAAATCAAAGTACCTGTAAACTTGCTAATATTCTTTGTGAATGGGTATGTCGTTAATTCTGTAGCGGTATAATCTACTGAGTTTATCCTAACCTTAGTTTCTGCAAAATTATGCCCCGCTCCAGCAGGGTATTCTCCTGCTTTAGTCCAGCTTGTAATCGTAGGGGTGATTTTTGCCCCATCCGTTTTGTATGGGATATAATAATTAGCATACCCTGTTCTTGTGTAAAGCTCAAACCCATTTAAAATATTGGCAGGATAAATATCGTTTGTTTGGTCTGCTGTGCTATTCCTAACGTTATAAGCAGCCCCACCAACTCTTTCGTACAGAGAAAGGTTTACCATATTGGTACAACATGGTAAGTCAAATACAACAGTGCTTGTTTGAGTAACTTCAAAATTAGCCAGCGTAAACCTTGCCGATTTCCCAACTCCTTGAGTAGAATAATACCCGAACTGAAAACCCTTTGATGTTGTTGTAAAGTTTGTTCCGCCGGCTGTTATGGTTTGTGTCTCTGTGGTCCCATCAACCCCAATACCAATAGTTTTAGCAGCGCAATTGAATGTGAATGTGTAGGTATGCCAATTGGTGTCCATTACTGTACTGAATACCACATCCTGAGTTGCTGATCCTGTTGAAACACGCACAACGAAATGCGATGTATCGAGAGTAACAATGAATCCCCCCCATGATGAAAACGCCCCGCCGCATTCAAATATCATATTATCAGAATATGCAGCTTTTGATATTGAAATATCATCAATCCGCATCTTCAACTTGTAGACAGTCGTTTGTCCATTGATTATATGAATTGTATTCTCGGCACTTGATAGGTCTATGTAAGCAGTATTACCCCCGAATTTAACAGCATAACTGCTAACTAATTGACAATGATGTGCATTTGCTGAAGAGTCGTTCCAGTAATATTTACCATTAGTGAGTACTGGCGCACCTGTTAGATGTGCATAGAAATCGGGGTCGGATACAGGGTTATAAAATCCCGTGTCCGCAATGAACTGCCACGCGGCATCCTCGTATGTATATGTCCCTGTGCCACCTATCGCAGTCACAATAGTATTGAGCGCGTCAATAATATAGGTATGTCCGGCTGTGATGCCAAGCAGTGTGCAGAGTTCATTTAGTGCGTCAATTGAGTAGGTATGCCCGCCTGTGCCACCCTGAGCGATGCAAAGAGCGTTAAGTGCTAAGATGTCATAAGGGTATGACGTTCCGGCGAGTGTGTTGATTGAATCTATTGAGTATCCCATGATTACAAATATAAGTATTATTCAGGCGAAATCAAGCGATGTTGAAAATTATACCCATGCCGACCCGTTCCATGTCTGTGTGTGAAATCCTGCCGTATCGCAGTATATCCGCTTATCGTTCGTTGTATTGGTTCCAAGCGTCTGCTTAAAGTACACATACTGCCCCATCTTGAATACCTGGTCTGCTTCGACTTGCAGTGTGTGGTCATTGAGTACTTTTATTTTAGTGCCTAATTCGGCATGATTTCCCGTTGCTGATTCGGCATGAAGTCCAGCCCCCGACCCTGAAGCCAGAGCATTGACCCCCACCCCGCTAACCGTATCACCCTGAACACCCACCTGAGTGTTAGCAACCCCATTCACTGCTACGCCTGTATCTGATGCAGCATATACCGAATCATTTGCCGTAGTTGGGGATAGCACGTAAATGCCCCCGCCTGAGTCTACCCGCTGCCAAAGACCAGACCCATCCTGCCATTCAAGAGCTCCTGTTGATGCGTTTGAACCCAATACCTTTCCTTTGTTGCTCCCTGTGGCAGGTGCATGGTCGAGGCTATTGGTTACATCATGTAATCTATTATGGCTATTAGCCACCGGCACAATACTACCAGAACTTCCCGAACTTGATGAATTTTCATCTGATGCAACTATGGGTGTATTAATTGTAATAGATGACCTGCTGAGATTTATACGCATAGCCTCTCCTGAAAATCTTGCAGAGTTCACGTCCCATGTTATCGTCTTCCAACTCCAATTATATCCTTTAAAAGTAAACCCCGTCCATACATCAGGGACACCAAAGAAATTACCTGAATAGAATTGTAAAGTATTTCTTCTGAGTGCAATCATCTCACGGCATCTGAGCGAGTTGATTTTATAAGCCGTTCCTCCTATCTCAGCATATATAGTCCATAAGTTTGAGTTAACCCAATTAGCCCCATTATAAATTGACAACTGACCGCATAAATACCCAAATATCCCCTCTCCTAATACGCTATCTGTTAATTCTATATTTGTGGTTGCATTATTATTTACAGTAGCTGTATGCAATTCCATTGAACTCATTGGCGTATCTGAATAAGCCTGAAATATCCAAGAGAACGGCTCATTCATAAAACTTGCTAATTGACTTCCTATAGGTGTATATGGTATTCCTGTGGTTGGAATAGCCCATAATTCCCATTGTAATAAATCATACTGCATTGACATAATATAACCGCCAGACGCAGCATATTCAGTAGCCTGCCCTGAAGCCGCACCTGAATAAGTTGTACTATTTCTTGTAAATATTTCCCCAACTGTAGGCGTTGCGCTTGCGCCTATTAATGTCCAATCCCCACCACCGAGAGCTGATATTTTATATTTTTTACCTGTCTCTGTGTCTTGTATTGGTACTAAAATAGTATCATCAATAAATTCAGGAGTTAACCAATTAAAGTCAGCAACTACCGTAGTATCATTTGCCCCATTAAACGGGACGGAAACTATGCGGGCATAAGCCGCTGAATTAGTGGTCCATGATGGGGTATTATATGCGTCTGTTTGTAAATAGAAATCACCTACCTTGATTTTTAACTTGAAAACTAAACAAATGTCTGACGTAACAGATGGATCCCCGTAGTAATTAATAAGTATTCTACCTCTTAACCTAAGTTGAGTAAATGGGTCAGATGTACCAAAATTATAATTAACCCCATCGTCTATATAAGATGGCAGTAGATTGTTCCCATAAATAGCAGATCGATAAGCGTAATTAGTGGTTACTTTATTGACCGGTAAGACATGATTATAAATGCCTCCACTCCCTCTTGTTGGCATTGTAGCCTGTAAATCTAATAACTCAGTTGTTGGTTCAAGATTATTAGCATCATAGTGCCATACCCTTGTCTGTGATTGAGTATAAATATTATCCTGAATTATAAGAAATGAACCATGCCACTGCCTGATACTTGCGTTTAAAGTATTAAGTATTGATTCTAAAATATATCTCATTGACTTCCCAACTGCTCTCCCATAATGGTCTACCTCTACAAATGCAGATTGGTTTACTCTTGTATTGTGAAATGGGTCATCAGCCGATGTATGTGGGTGATTGTCTTCATACCATACTAAAGCAGTAGAAAACATTTTAGAGCCAGATGGGACATCACCTGGAACAGCATCATAAATTCCTGTTTGATATAAACAAGCCCAAATCCATTCTGTAAGTCTCCAATTAGTTAAATCGTTTATGTCAAACTCTGGCGCACCTGAGCCAATTGTACCATGTTGTGTCCCATCATAAATAATATCATCAAGTAATCCGAGTCCGTCAACAGCCGTTATCTCTATAAAACCGATTCCATTTGCAGCGTCTGGCAGTATAATTTGGTTTCTCATGACAGGACCAGCCCACTCCCTGTAATAAGAATCAAAATCATTCCAATCAATTGGATTTATAAGGACTTTATAAAGTATTACTATGAACTGACGTTCTTTCCCAGCAATTATACTATCTATCAAAGCCCTGCTGTTATCGTCAATCATTAAGTTTAATGTAGCCTCGGATGGAATGATTGCCTGATAGGAACTATCAGATGGGCCCTGCCATTTTAAAACCAACCCTGTTTCATCGGGGTAAACTTGCGTAAACGTATCTCCGTAATAGGTGCTATCCCTTATGTCTACTCTCCATATGTTTTCAAGTTCATCCTGAAACTGATAATAATAATGAGTAGTACCTGCCATTACAACCCCCGTTTAGCATTTATTAATTTACCTCTCCTTGTTGCTAATTCTAAATCTGATCCCCTTAGAACTCCATAAACCTGAACAGCTCCGCCAGCCTTGCCATTCGCAATCGCAAACAACTGAGCCTGCTGTGATGCGTTTAGTATCATCTCTCCTGAGTTCACCCGCGCCGTGATGCTGTCGCCTGAGAAATAGCCACCTCCAACAATACCACCACCTGCGAACTTAGGCAGGTTGGCAAATATAGCCTGTATTCCGGCTATCCCTACAAGTGCCATTGCAAGTCCGGGGATCCCGAACTTAGCATTGCTTGATGCTTGCCCCGCCATTGCCTCGGCTAACCTCGCCTGAATCACCTGCCTGATACCCCCTAACATAGCCTGAACCATGCCCTTGAATGACATCTCACCCGTTGCCGCCATCGTACCAAGAGCCTCCCCCATTGCCCCGAATGCGTCAACCCCTGCCATGCTTAGAGTCTGCATGTCTCTGAGTTGTGAGTTCATTTCTTTGAGTTGTTCAACACTCTGCGCCCCTGAGAACGCAGTACCTCCGCTTGCGCGTGGGGTTAATGCCGTTCCTTTGTTGCTCCATATCGCCTTACTGGAAGCCTGTCCCATGCCCGGCGCAAGTCCTGCCCCCATATATCCACTGCCCGAACGTGCGTTCATAGCGTCGATATACATCTGATCCATACCGGTATCAGGCCGCAGGTCTTCGGATAGCACTTTGATAACAGACCAGTATGCCTCTTCTGCTTTCTTGGCTTCAGCAGCAATATCGACAGATTTAAGTCTGCTTTTATTCCATTCATCTTGTGCCGCTGCCATATCCTGAAGCAGCCCAAGCGCGCCTGTTGCGTTATATGTTGCCCCTGTCACAGGCGATGAAACGGCATCTTTAGCCATTCCCTGAGCATCGAGCGATGACCCCCAAACGGCTTGCAAAGCAGGATTACCCGCACCCATCATAGCGAATGAACCCAACTTCTGCCAGAATCCCTCTGAACGGTTTATGTTATTGATACCGTCATTGAGCGCAGCAAATAAAGGGTTGATTACATCAGCAAGTAATGATCCTGCATTTTCTTTGAACTCTTCCCAATTGGCATTGAGTTTCTCAAGGGATGTAGCTGAATTAGCCGCGAAGTCTTTGTACTTAGTATTAATCAGATCAATTGCAGCCCCGTTCTTTAATTGAGTTTCTGTGAGTGTCCCAAATTGAGAATCCACACGTGTCAGCCTTCCGGCAGTTCCGTTCAGGGTTCCGTTAATCTGCATATAAGCAGATTGCAAATCCTGACCGGTAAGTGATGACCAGTTGATAGTCGCCTCTGTAATATTTTCGATTTCCTGCCGCGTCTTTCCTGCTTGAGCCCCAAGTGTTTGAATGCCTTGTATAGCATCATCAGCAATACCCGTAGTGGATTGGAATTTAGCCGCCTGTCGTGAAAGCAAATCGAACTCCTGAGTATTACCCTTGAGCGCAAACAACAGCCGTTTATTGGCTTTCTCCTGTGCTTCAAATGCTATGAATGAGTCCTTCGCGAACTTAACCGCAGCTACACCCATTCCGGCATAGGCAGCCATAGCCATACCGCCCATCTTATTGATGGCTGACCCGAAGCCTGAAACATCCGATTTGCTCTGATCCAGCTTTTTACGTAAATCAGAGTTATCAGCAGATAGTTTAATTACAAGTTCTTCAGTAGTCATATCAGTTAGCCCAGGCTTTATTCATTATTTCGTACTGCTTCTTTGTCATCAGCCGCTTGCGTGGTTTAGCTTTTCCCGTTTCTTCGAGTGGTAAGAACTTATCAATCGGTACAGGGTCTTTACTGTTAGCGCAATAAGTTATGTACGCGCCGAATCTCCCGATCTTCCATTGTTCAAGCAACCTTTTACCATAGCCTTTCAAGTGGTTATCAAGTTCACGGTATGTAAGCTTCCAAAACTCCGGCGGTGATATTCCAGCCTCGGCAGCCGCCTGCATCAGTTCATCAATCGTCAGGCTTTTTTTTTATCTGCCTTTGACTCCTTGCCTGTTGCCTGTGCGTTGGCTTGCGTTGCCGCATTAATAACCCTTAACACCTCCTCGGCTCCGGCTTCCTCCATCCATTCACCGATGTCATAGACGTTGTATTCAATCTTGCGTTCTGCCTGCGAATCAGCAGACAGGGCGGCACAGAATATCATGTCCCTTACAGCGGTTATGTTGTTAGGATTAGCGAAGAACTCAGTAACCTGATCTTCAGTCAATGTGTGCATCTGACAGAACAGATACCTCGCATTGATATTGAACTTCAGCGTTTTCTTTTCACCGCGAAACTTGATTTCAACTTGTCCGAACATAGGTTATGAGCTTGATACAGTTACTGAGTTCCATGCACCGCTTGACTGAAACGACCCCTTAAATGTTGGGATTGAATCATTCTTTGCTGATATAGTCAAGTCGGCCAAAGCTGCCGATCCTGTCAGGTACAATCCACCATCTGCTGTTTCGCCAACATCAACAGTTACAAGTCCGCCGTTGCTCTTAATGTTGCTGATAATATCCTCACATGAGTAAGTACCAGCAACATCATACATGCCATCGAATGAGCCTGTAACCTTGCGAACACCTGCTGTTCCGTGTAACTCTTCCCATCCGCCGGAGTCCTGAGTTGTTGTTTTCTGGTAGTCCTTGCTGATAGTGAAGTCTACCGAGTTAGTAGAGGAAAGAACTACATCTCCGATTCTGATCCTCATGAAATTGCCATCAATTTTTGCCATTTTAGTATGGGTTTTGAAAAATAGTGAGTGAGTAACGAATTGTTTTTGCGTAAATTATGTGAGTGTCTGTGCGTTCAATCGGTGAAGTACTGATGTTATCAAGCACCATAACCGGTGCATTGTAACCGGAAACTGATATTTGTGATCGCAACAAGCAGTAAGTATTAATTGCATCTGAAATCAGGTCAGCCTGAATCCATCCCCCATCATCCCCCATGAAGCCTGTTACCACCACAACGTCAATCTGACAATCATATCCGAACTCATCCTGATTGTTGTTAGGACGAATGGATTGATTTGTAAGCCACACATACGGAAATGGTGCGTTATCAGGTACACGGTCGTAGACTGTATATCCAAGAAAAGCTATCTTATCCCTGAGTGTCTTACGTACTATTGCGGACGGATCTTTCATTTTCCTGCTATCACACGTTTAAACAAAGATACCATTTTATTATTGAATTGCCCCTTGTAATCCGACCATGTTACATAAAAAAATGGTCTTGCCTTTATGCCTCGTTGCATGATGCTTCTCTGAATGACAAAGATAGGCACATCTATTCCCTTTCTGTCCGCCCATCTCTGAAGCGGTCCCGATGGTGGGAAAGTTCCTGGTCTTCTGCCGTATTCAATAATCGAACTATGCAACGTGTTGCTTCTTACCTCAGCATTTAAACCTGACTGCTGCGAGTGGATGCCCTGCTTTGCCTGTCCTGTATCAATCGCACCTACTGAATCAAGTCTTTGTTTAATCTTAGTCTCCAATACACGCGCCTGAGTGTCCAAGAACTCACTGAATTTAACCTCAAGATTCTTGTCAATCAATGACAACTTATTAAGTAGTTTCTCGGCTGATATGGAGTCTACTTCGATCATGTGCCAATTACGTTATTGACAATAGGGAAGTCTGTAAATTCTCTCAACTCATTACCATCAACATCATACATGGTATCTGTAAAAGTTGATAATGTAAGTATATCTTCTGGATCAAACGGGACCATATCTATCTCACTTCTGAAAATATATGTGTAATCGTCTCCCCCCTGAATAATTGAATCAATATTAAATCCATCCCCATTTAAATTTAACCTGAATAGGTTTTCAATATTCGCAGGGATTACCATTTTTCTTGAGAATATCACATAAAACCAATTATCAGGACCTACACTTGTATGTGCGTGCTGAATTACAGCATAATTTGCAACCGCCGCAGCCTCTTTATAACTCATTGTAAATGATAACCATACGTGCTTACCATCATCATCGCGGATAGGAGCTGATATAGTCAGCAGCTTATCACCCCACAACACACGATGCTGAGAGGTTGGGATAAGACCATCCTGAAACAGGCAGTAACATGAATAATTCACCAAGCCTGCATTCTGTCCGTTGCGCAGGGCCTCGGCTTCGGAAATCTGCCTCACGCTGCACCATAAGGCGAAATCTTCAGCCCATACAGAGGTAAACCCGCCGTATGTGTCTGCCGTCTTTGTAGCCGACTGGAATACCAGCCTGTGCCTCATATCGCCTATAGTCTTTGCCATCAGTAGCCGAGGTTTCTTGTAATCGCTTGCAGTTCTGCCAACACATCCGGAGCCATCAGCGGAGCTTCATCATCTCCCCTGTGCCGGTAATCGAATGCGGCCTGCTTGAGTATTAATTGCTTCTGATCTTCAGGTATGGTTGTTTCTCCTACCGTGTATTCAATAGATACGGTATAACCTATGCCACCGGTGTAGGTAAGTGTGGTATCAATCAGGGAATAATCAGCAGCATCCACCGTTGTAAGTGTCCCGTCGGTATCATATACCTGCACCTCGTCAACCGTTGTAATCGGTGCATAAGGCAGGTCAATCTCTCCTTCTGCGGGCCACTTTAGGATATATTTCAGAGTACGTGTAGTTATACCTATACCTGTGTACCTTTCTATTTTATTCCTTGCAGCCTTGATTAGCGATAACAGGAGCGTGTCCTGTGCTGCCGAATCAAGCGATAGCCAAGCCCTAAGCTCTGCTGCGGTGCATGGTTCGGTAGTGGCATCTGTGATAACATCGAGCGTCATTTCTTCTTCCCTTTCTTGGTTTCTTTGGTCTGCATATCCTTGAATCCTGGCTCAGGGGTGCTGGTCGGTTCCGGCACTGCGAATCCCTGATCTATCAGCATTGTGGCCTGTATATCACCTAAGTCCAACACTTCACCAATCAGCACCATGCCGAAACCGTATGCAAAATTTCTTGTGGCTATTACTTTCATCGGTTATAATATGGGTTGTAGTTATTACGAATCTGTTTAATCCAAACTTCAAAGGCTTCAAGTTCTTCTACGTTGCGAGCGTCTAACATCTTAGCCCGCTTAATCATACGTAAAGATAAGTCATTATATGCTTTTTCGTCATCTAAGGACAAAATATCCTCTATATAATTGTCAACATTCCATCCTGAATACGTACCGCAATCTCCGAGGGCTTCCATAAGTCCGGGGGTTGTATTGCAGAGAACGGGAATACCGCTGCACATCGCCTCAACTGCTACCCTCCCATAACTTTCATAGGTTGATGGCATCAGTACTATTCTTGACTTTGCGTATATATCTCGGATGGTACTTGTATGCGGCACATAGGTAAGGTTAGGCAATACCGCTTTCACCTGATCACCGTAGTGACCAATTACCCCTAAGAATTTGCGGTCCGACATCTCCTCGGCAAGTTGCACCAATATTCTGCCGCCTTTATTCTCGTTGCAGTTGATAAGGGTGATATATTCCCGTGTTGTAGGTGTGTTATAATCATCGAACCATATTACAGGATGCAATGTAAAGCCCTTACGTGAACCTTTCTGAGTCATAGAGGCTTCCATCCAATCAGAGTTATAGACCATCTGAAAGTCCGCCTTAACCTCTGTCAATCGGTTTGTGAAGTCATTATGACACACATGGATAATAGGTTTGCGCCAAGTCTGTGAGCAGTTCCAAGCCTTGCCGGCCCGTCCGAGATGGGTAATGACCACATCACAGATAGGATAATATTCAGCCCTGTATGGAGCAGAATCAGGAATCACCGTTACCCCGTCAATGGTGTATATCTCTGAGGTCTCTGTCAGTACATTGCAGATATGACCACGAGCCACCAACCACTTTAAAGCGGCGTGCATATACCATTCAGCCCCTGCATTATGCTTGGGCGGGTATGCGTGTATGTGGGTCAGGATGTTCATACCTTCTTGCCGTATAAATTGATACTATATTTATCACACATTTTATTCAGGTGGTAATAGTAAATCTTCCATCTCCATAGATGATTGCATTTAATTAACCACCCAAATTCACACATAACTTTGTGATACCACCAACCTATTGGCTTTTTACCTTTTATAACTTTAGACCAACTCATACCAGATATTTTGAAGATTCTCTTAGTGCGTAAGTTACATGCGTCTGACGGATGTCTGACCAACCATCAGCCTGATATGCTATCATCGGTTTGACTATGTAGCAATGATTTAAAGGCTGCACGTTCAGGCGCAACCATTCATCAAAGATGATATGAACTGCTGGGTCGTAATTCCATCGGATGAACTCTATACATTTCTGACTGAACATGACTGCGTGAGTGGTCCAAACGTCATAAACGCGGTTCAGATGGGCTGTGTACGGGTCGCATCGCCTGCGGATATTACCACCTAAATACATGATGTCATAATCCTCAGGCAGTTCTTTTATAGCCCTGTCGAATATCGCACGGGCATTAGGTTCAAAAACGCAATCATCTTCAAGGATAAGTATATTACCCGAAGCGGTGGTAATCGCCTCAAATATGCTTCGGTTGTACCCACGTTCTCCTCCCTCGTAACAATTGAAACGGTTTGGTTCAATCCCGAACTGCTCACACTGAAGCAACATATTGCCCCATCGGTCGATGTTCTTAGCGAGGTTCAGGATTTTGTGATTGAATTGCATTCGTTTGGTTGGTTAAAATTAGGGGCAGGCACTATTACCTACCCCTGTCGCATCCAAGCGTATTTAGTCCACCTATGTATTATGCGCTGCCTTTGGCAAGTGCGGAAGCAAATGTTCCGTAGCAGAATGCAGTTGACTGATAGGTTACAAGTGCCAGTCTTTCCTCGATTACTGCGGTAATCAGGTTATAGATTGCATTGTCTTCGTTCTGGTCGTACAGAGTTACATTGGCAGCCTTACGGTCCCAAATCTGTGCGCCCATGTTGAAGTCACCCACGAGGAAGTCTCCGGCAGTCATTGCAGGAGTTACAATAACCTGACATCCATTGATAGGCAGGTTACCGGATGTCCATGATTCTGAGATAAGCTCCCTTGTGCTTGCCCTGAGCTGGCGCAGTTTCATTGCGTCGGTAGGGTGAAGCAGGATAAGGTTAGGAGTCATGTTTGCAGCCTGTACCTGAGTAGTGGCGGCATCCAGAACCATCAGCATATCCACAGCAGCATCAGCCAATACATCCACGTAAGCAGCAGCGGAAACGGTCAACCCTTTAATGTCGGATGAACCTGTACCATAAAGCAGCTTTGTATCTTCTGCCTGCTTCAGCAATTCAATCCAACGGGTAGTTAGATAGCTGATAAACATCGGCATATCCTCAAGGATTTCCTCTGAGAATGTGATGTAAGTAGCTATCTTCTCGATAGCCCACTTTGTTACAGCAGGGGTAAAGTCGCTCTGAGGCTTCTTAGCACCTTCGGCTACACGTGCAATTCCGTTGGTAGTGGCTGACTCATAAGGCATCCATACATAGGGAGCGGAGGTAGTACCGACTGGGAGCAGGTCGCGGACGTGAATCCTACGACCAGGCACAAACTGAAACGCTGTAAACTGAGGAGCAATGGTATCGGCTACGCGTGATACGGTTCCGGCTACCTTAGTATTCATCAGGTCGATTCCCTTCAGGTCGAGCTTGCCGCCGCGTTTGGTTTCTTTGTAAACTGTCAAAAACTCAGCGTTCTTGACAACGTGGGCAATCTGTTCGCCAAGCGGTGCATCCTGATCGGGAACATTCGCTTTCTGAAGTTTCAAATCAAGGGCATCAGCCTGTTTCTGTAGTACATCGAACTTGGACTTGAACTTTTCCAGTTCGTCCTTTAGTTCGGTTTCGGAGAGTTTACCCGCTTCCATCTGTTTGATGAGAGGGTCAACAATGGCATTCATTTTCTTTTCTACCTTTTCCGCCTCTTTGGCGATTAGGTCGAGTTCTTCCTGTGTCATTTTCTTAGATTTAGAGATT